TGTCCATGCGCGCCAGCAGGATGCCCCAGTCGGCGATCTTCATGGCCTCGTCGCCGACGAGCTTCGACTTGCACCGCCGCTGAATCTCGGTGATCGAGTCGATCACGATCGACGTGAACGGCGTCTGGTACTGCGCGACCCAGTCGTAGACCTGCTTCACCGTCTCCCACTGGTTGATGGTGACCACGCAGGCGTCCCACGAGCCGTCGTACGCGGGCGGTGGTCCGGTGGTGGGATCCCACGGCACCTGCCGCAGGGGAATGAAGCGCCAACTGCCCTCCGCGTCCAGCACCAGGATCGGCTTCGGCGCGGTCGCCGACGTCGTCGACTTGCCCACCTTCGAGCCGGCGTGAATCAGGATCGAGAGCCGCTGGTTGGTCTCGAACGTCGCCGAGAGGGGAACCGGCGACGGGGGCGCGAGGTCACTCGTCATCGTGTCACGCATCCTTCACAGAGCCAGTAACTGTGGTTGTCGTCGAGCAAGGAGACCGGGTTGCGGACCAGGTACACCGGACCACCTCCTACGTTGTGACCGCAGCTCGCGACGCGGCGGCCCTCCGGGATCACCTTCGTCACGATCAGTTCGTCGTAGTCCTCGATGATGTCGCGAACCACGTCCCACCAGTTGGGACACGACGCGTGGATCCACGCCTCGAACGACGCGCCGGGTGGACCGACGAGGGCCGCCTCGATCTCGTCGCCGACGTCGATCACCGTGCTGCACGCGGGGCACGAGCCGATCTTCGTGGCCAGTGTGACGGGCGCAGCCATCGGACGAGGTGGTCCCCACTCGGCTCGGTCGATCAGCGCGACCAGCAGGGCGCGCGTCCGACGGCGCTTGCTCATCCGGCGGAAGACGTTGAACATCTTGGGCTTCGTCGTCACAGCGTCTTGCCGTCCGTACCTCGGTAGCGGTCGCGTGGATCACCCTGGACGTAGAGCTGACCGAGCATGTCCTCCACGCCGGGTGAGCCGTCGTCGAACATGTTGCACACGGCGAAGAAGTCGCAGTCCCAGCGGCAGTCCGACTTCGGCGTCGGGTACACGACGTCGCGGTGATCGACCCCGTCGTCGAGCGCGTCGATCGCCTGCATGACGTCGGCGACCGTGGCCAGGAGTCGACGCTTGTACGACTCCAACTCGTGCACGTTGTGGTGCACCTCGACCCGGTCGTAGAACGGCGGCTTGGCCTTGGCGCTGCGCTTCACGCGGCGGATCATGTTGTAGAGCGCCCCGTCGCAGCGCCGCTCGCCCTCGGCCGTGTTGAGCCACTCCAGGAGGTCGTAGTGCAGCATCTGCTCGTTCTGCGGCAGGGTGATCGCCGGCGTCTGGAGGTCGCCGACCGTCTTGTGGTCGAGGAACAGACGACGACCGTCGGTGACGCGGTGAACCCGCGTGTCGAGGAGTCCGATCACACGCAGCGGCCGGTCGTCACCCGCGTGAGTGCGCACCTCCAGGTCGGCCGTCATGGGCGTCTCGGAGGCGATGACGCGGAGCTCGGAGTCCACCCCGGTCTCCTCGAGCCACTGGACGTAGCCCTCGACCATGGCACGCTCGAGGTTCGTGCTCTCGGCGTACTCGAGCGCGAACTCACGCAGCCGGTCCTCGCCGAGTCCGCGCTCCTGCGCGAGTCGCGTGACCTGGGTCCAGTCCTCGACGATGGCGCGCTCCAACGCGTCGCGTGGGTCGACGCGAGGCTGTCCCTCGGGTTCGTACCACGCGGCGAGCGCCCGGTGAACGCGGTCGCCGATCGCGCGCACGCCGACGAACTCGACGTTCTTGAGTCGCAGCTCGCGGTACCAGGTGAGCCACCACTTCCGCCGGCAGCGCTTCCACGTCTGCTGCTCGCCGTTGCTGATCGAGTACACGCCGTCGCGCGGCACCGGGTCGGGCAGCAGCTCAACCGTCGGAACGAGCAGTGGCTCGGACGAGTTAACCTCGACGCGCGGCGCCGGCGGCGGTGGCGGCGGCGGAGGTGGCGGACCGACCACGTCGGCGAGCAGGTCCTCGAGCGCGTCCTCGTCGTCGGTGATGAGATCGGTCGCCAGCGTCGGCGGCGCGTATCGAGGTGCGGCCTGCTTGGGCGTCTTCGGCTCGTGATACCGGGGATCGAAGTTGCCACCCTGGATGTCGGTGAGCACCCGCGCGACGGCCTCGCGGTCGCCGGGCTTCCACGACTCCTTGTTCTCGATGTTGCTGAGTCGAGCGGTCGACCGTCCGGTGAACCCGGCGAGCTGGCTGAACTGGGCGCGGGACAGCTTGTGCCGGGTGCGCAGTTCGAGCACCAGCGCGCCGGTCAGCTCCTGGGGATCGAACGAGTAGGTCACGTTACTCCTCACTGGGTAGACCTGGGAACGAGCGTAGGATGAACTGCTCCTCGGCGTCGAAGGTCGTGGTGTCCGCGTGCACGTTGGCGCGCAGCAGCGCGGCCCGGTCGCGGGTGATCTCGTCGAGCCGCAGCAGCTTCTCCTGAAGTCGCGTCACCTGCGTTTCCTCGACGGTACCCTTGGTGGTGATGTCGATGATCCGCAACGTCTCGTGGACCTCCGCGCCGATGCGGTGCGGTCGATCCTCCTTCTGCCGCTCGTTGATCAACGACCACGAGCGTTGCAGGTTGATGAGCGTGTCCGACGCGGACATGTCGAGACCGGTGCCGCCGGCGGCGCTCGTGAAGAGAAGCACGTGAATGCGACGCGTCGTGAGGTCCTCGATGGCGCGGTTGCGGTCAAACTCGCTGATGCCACCCATGATGATCGCGTGCGGTACGTTGCGCTTGCGCAGTCGCGCGCTGGCCAGCTCAACGAGCTGGCGGTACTCCGCGGCGACCAGCACGGGAGTGCCCTCGTAGTGGGGCGTGAACACGCCCAGCTCGTCGAGGATCTCCTCCAGCGCGTCCAGCTTCGGCGCGGGCTCCTTGAGCGTCACCTCCCAGCTCCGGACGTCGTCGGGATCGACCTGGTCGATTGTCACCGACGCGGCCGTGAGCTGCATGAGGCGCGTCTGCGCCGCGAGGTTCGACGGCGCGATCAGCAGCTCGCCGGTCTCGGTGCGCGCGACCAGTGAGCTCTCGAGCTCGCGGTACATGCGCTCCTGCGTCGTCGTGAGGTCGACGTAGCGCGTCTGGCGAACCTTGGGCGGTAGCTGCGGCAGCACGACCGCCTTCAGCACCCGGCGGAACCGCGGGTCAAGCATCCGGTACAGCTCGTCGCGCGTGTCCGGTCGAACCCCGACGATGTCCGTGCCACCGAACGCGTTCCACGAGATCAGGCAGTAACGGTCGATGAACTTCGTGCGCGTGGGAAACTCGGTCGGCGCGACGAAGTGTAGGATCGACCACAGGTCGCCCGGGTGGTTCGCGATCGGCGTACCGGTCAACGCCCACCGACGAGCGACGCCGGGTTGACTGCCGAGGTGCCAGATCGCGCGGGTCTGCTGCGCGGAGGGTTCCTTAATGCGGTGAGCCTCGTCGAGGACGACGGTCTTGAACACGAAGTGGTTGAGCTCCTTGCGGTGCACGTCGCAGCGCGTCGCCTTGAGGTTCTCGTCGCCGTGTAGCGGGTCACACTCACGGCAGCGCTTCAGACGCACGCTACCGTACGGCGCTAGGCGACTGAACAGGCGGACCGACTCGATGTTAATGATGACGAGCGCGGTCGCGTCGCCGAGCGCCGACTTGAGAATCTTGCGTCGCTGCGTGGCGGTGCCCTCGACCACGTACGGCGTCGCCTTCGGTAGGAAGTCCACGGCGCGCTGCCGCCAGTGGTGCTTCACCGAGTTCGGGCAGATGACCAGCGCCGGCAGCCCGTTCTCCTTGAGGACGTCGAGCATCTGAATGGTCTTGCCGGTACCCATCTCGTCGCCGAGGATCCCGCTGTCGGCGACGTCCATGAACGCCACCCCGGCGCGCTGAAAGTCGTAGAGGTGCGGCGAGAAACGTTCGCTCTTCGGGTGGTTGAGCAGACTGCGCAGCTCGACGGCCGGGTCGATCCGGTCGCGGCGCAGCTTCCAGGCCCACTGGATCAGTCGGTCGCCGAGCGTGAGCTGCTGGCCGAGCACGCCACGCAGCATCACGATCGAGGCCCAGGTCGCCGACGCCACCCACACGCGCGTCGCGGCGTCCCAGCGCGCGCCGGGCACCGCTCGAAGTAGGTCCTTCTCGTTCCACGCCGTGTGAATCACCACCCGGTCGTGCTCCGCGTCGTAGTCGGCGTGCGCCACGTACTGTCCTACCGATCAATGATGAGTTACTGGGCTGCGTTGCGTTTGCAAACTAACCGCGGCGTTTCCTACGGCTCGGAGTTGAGCAGCCTAGTGAAGACCGAAGCCCTACGTCGTGCTAAGAACAAGATAGCGTGGCGGATCGCGTCGTTCACGTCGTTCGCGTCCGGGCAGCCGACCTGGTCACCACGTAGGTACAGGCCCACGCGGCGGAGAACGTGGTTCGGCGCCAGCCGCTTCGCCTCGGCGGGACCCTGCCCCGCGAACTCGACGCCGAGTCGCCGCGCGAGGTCCTCCGCGGCCGCGTACACGCGCCCGGCGTGCGGCTGCGCCGAGGCGCGCACCGAGCCGACGCCGCTGCGGAAGCGCTCGGCCACGACGACGACGTCGTTGCCCCGCGTGTGCAGTCGCGTCACCACGTCGTCGAGCCACTCCAACGCCGACTCCCACGGACCCTGGTAGACCGCGAACAACTCGACGTCACGTAAGATCGCGACGCCGGTGCTGAGGCCGCCGTCGACGCCGATGACATAGCGGTCGAACTCGGTCGTCACGACACGCGCTCGGTCGGTCGAGCGGGAAACGTCAGCCCGTCCTCGTAGAAGATCTTTAACCCAGAGATCGCCGCGACGTCGAACTCGAGGCGCGCGCCGACGCTGCGCTCCCAGCCCTTCATCATGAGGATCGCGTCGCACTCGAGGAGCGCCTTCAGGTCGGTGCGAATGAAGCACGCCGTGCTGGTGTGCCCACCCTCGCCGGTAACGAGGTTCGAGTACGACGGTGGGCACGGACCCTCGTGCCGGTGCGGTTCGATCTCGTGAGGGACGATCGCCTCGTGACCCCACGAGTGAACGAGACTCTTAGCGACGCTGAACGCGTGCGCGTTGCCGTTCGACAGACCCGAGATCGGACCACTGACGTAGAACCTCAGTCTCTTCACTCCACTACTCCTACTCGCACTCGCCCCAGCTCGGACCGGTCTCCGCGGACCACGTGAGCGGCACCCGCAGCAGTTGATCGTCGTTCATGACGTCGGTCAACGTGGTAAGCACCTCGGGTACGTCGTCGCGAGGCACGTCGAGGTCCACCTCGTCGTGCACCGGCAGTATCATGTAATCGCCGAGTCCCGCGTGGTCGGCCTCGACCATCTTCAACTTCAGCAGCTCGCCGGCTGTGCCCTGAATGAGGTAGTTCACCAGCGTGTACAGGCGCCCGGCGTCGGCGACGTGTCGGCGACCGGTCAGCGGGGACCGCACGTACGCCACACCCTCGGCCTCCAGTCGCTCGCGACCGAGTCGCTCGACCTCCCGAACCCAGCGAGGAATCCCGTCGAACAGCGCGTCAAACCGACGCATGAACGCAGCCGCCTCGTCAACCTGCACGCCGGCGGTCTTGGCGAACTTTCCCACGCCGGCGCCGTAGATCTTAGCGTACCCACCGTTCTTCACCATCTGCCGACGGGGGTCGGACTTCTGGAAGCTGGGCTCCGCGAATAGGTCGCGCGCGAGGTTGACGAAAAAGTCACCCTCCGAGACGAACGCATCGATCATCTTGGGTTCGTTGGCTAGGTGCGCGAGCAGTCGCATCTCGATCTGGTCGGCGTCGCACTTGATCCACACGTTGCCCTCGTCGGGTACGAAGCACCGCCGGATCTTCTTACCCTCCTTCGTCCGCACCGGGACATTCTGGAGGTTGGGGTTGTTCATCGACATGCGACCGGTGCGGACGCCGGTGGCGCCCCCGGGCTCGAACGGGTTCTTACCCGTGCCACCCACGGTGTTGATCGACGGGTGGATCCGGCCGTCGCGCGTCGACAGCTCGAGGAAGTGCGTGAGGTACGTCGAGACGAGCTTGACGCCCTGGCGCCGACCGAGCACCGCCTGCGCGAGGGGGTGCGGGCAGTCGCCGAGGATCTCCTTGTCGAGCTTGAGCGCACCGCTGGGAGTGTGCTCGGTGAGACCGGCCTCGTCGTAGAGGATCTTGCCGACGTCCTTGTTGGAGCCGGGGTAGACGCCGTAGTGTTGCTGACACCACTTCTCGACCTCAACGACGTACGTCTCGAGCGACTCCATGAGACGCCCGGTGTACTCGCGGTCGACGCGCACGCCCTTGCGCTGCATGTTGAGCGCGATCCACACGGCTGCGGCCTCCAGCTCGTACGACCGCGGAGCGTCGGCTCGCACGCGGGGCCAGAGCTGGTTGTCAACGTGCTTGGTGAGGATCGTGTCGAAGCCGGCGTAGGTCCAGTAGGGCTCGTAGTCGTAGGGCACCGTGGCCCACGTCCAGCCGCCGCGACCACTGAGCGCCTCGTCGAGCGAGCGCTGCCCCGCGTCCGCGCGCGGATCCACGAGTCGCTTGCTGATCGTCTTAAGCGCGAGGGAGCCGGTGGACTCCAGGACGTGCATCTCGAGGCGCGTGTCGCGCACCTTGTTCTTCGGGATCTTGATGCCGTGGTTCTCGCACATGCCGGTGTCGTAGGGCATGTTGTGCATGACGTAGTGTCCCTCGAACTTGGACACCGCGTCGTAGACGACACCCGACCAGCGCTCGAACGGAATGACCCACGCCTGCGTCTCGTCGCCGTACTGCACGAGGCGGACGCGCTCGGTGCAGATGTCGAGCCCAGTGGTCTCGGTGTCAAACGCGACCGTGTCCTTGGTGGACAACCAGCGCATGAAGTCACCGGCGTCGTCGACCGAGTCGACTAGGGTGATCTGGATGTTGTCGAGCGTCATCGAACGTCGGCCTCGTCGGCCTTCGTGTCGAGGGGAGCGGTCATCATGCCGAACGGCTCGACCACCCACGACAGCGGTGACGCGGGGTAGTCGTCCTCAATGATGAGGCGCCAACTCCCGTCAACCTCAACCGAGACGGTCACGTGATCTGGTGAGCAGCGGAGCCACACCCCGCTGATCTTAATGGTTTCCGACACTCGGCTAGCCTAGCCGGCGGCGTGCGCTCCGTACGGACCTAGGTGGTCGTACGGTCCTGCCCGTAGTCCCGGTACCAGCCGAACGTGGGCAGCGACGCGTCGCGTGTGAACACGATGATGGCGGCCTCGTTCAGTAGTCGAACTCCGCTGAGGTTACGGTAGGGCACGTCGACGTACACCGAGCGGATGCCCGCGTTGACGATGAGTTGCGCGCAGGGTATGCACGGTGACAGCGTCGTGTACAGCGCCGACTCCGCGAGCGCGATACCGTGACGTGCGGCGAACGCAACGGCGTTGGCCTCGGCGTGCACCGCCAGCGTGCACGTCGGCGCCTCGGCGTCACGCGACGCGGACGTCTCATCAGGTGGGTGTAGGCAGTGCTTGAGTCCACGTGGTGCGCCGTTGTAGCCGGTGGTCAGCACCCGGCCCTCGCGCGCCACCACCACACCGACGCTGGCGCGCGAGCAGGTTCCTCGTCGCGCCATCACCACGGCCATGTCCATCAACGTGTGATCCATGGACGGTCGATCGTCGATCACGCGTTACGACTCCTTCAGCTCGGCGAGGCGCGCCGCGTACCAGGCGTTGGCCGCGCGCTCGGCGTCCGTGGTGACGACTTCGTCACCGGTCTCCTCGGCGTCGTCGAGTAGGTAGCTCGCCACGTCGAAACCACTCTCGTCGCCGGACACCGAGACGACGCCGAGCGGTAGGTCGTCGCAGGGCGGCAGCGTCGGGTCGGCGCGAAACGCGGCGACGACGGCCTCGGCCGCCTCGACGTTCGTCTCGTACAGGTGCAGGCTCGTGACGCGGTGAACGTACCGACCGGCGGGTAGCTTCAGCTCGCGCGCGAACGTGTGCTGGAGCTGCGAGAACATGAAGACGTCGTACGGCACGCCGAGCCACACGTCCTGACTGCGCATGGTGACGTACAGCTCGAGGCGTGGTTCATCGCCGAGCCGCTCGGAGCGAACGAGGAACTGGAGGAAGATCGTGCATGGCCGGTCACCGTCGTGCGTGAGGTCGTTGACGTGCCAGATGGACACGATGGCGCGACGCGTCGTTGGCTCGGTCGCGAGCAGCCGCAGGCACTCGCCAACCTGAGTGGCGACGCGCGGTCCGTACGCGCCGTAGTCGGGGTTGAGCGGATCCACCAGGACGCGCGCGTAGCTCGGCGTCGCGCGTTGCAGCAGCGACGCCGCGCTGGCACCTCCGATCAACGCCAGCGCCTCGATGGCGGCGAGGCGTAGGTTGACGCGCCGGCCGACGTGGACGGGCAGCAGGGGAGCTAGCGGGTCGGTGAACGTCACCTGGACCCCGGTCAGCTCGCGCGTCGGCAGTTCCCGCGACGTCACGAGTTGGCCCTCGCGTAGGAGTAGGTCGAGAAGCTCCACGTAGCCGTCGCGTAAGTTTGCCAGCTCAAGTTCCACGTGGGAGTCCCATCATCAGGCTTCGGTAGTTGGCTAGGTTGTGGTGGTCGAATCGTCGCTGCCACTGGGGGTGCGGCACCTCGATGGGTAGCGGGTACTGACCGTCGCGACGAACGTGGTTGAACCACGCGCGGGTGACGCGCTGCGCGTTGCGTCCGAGGGTAACGAGCTGCGGTTGGTTGAGCGTCAACCAGACCTGCAGTGCGTCGTCGACGTCGCAGCCGTTGACGACGCCGACCGCGTCCGCCGACGCGTCGCTCAGCGCGCGCATGAGGTAGTGCCCCGACGTCGCGGGGTACGGCATGAACGCCGGTCGGAGGTCGTCGGGGTCGGTGCCCGTCTTACGCACGTCGCCGACGAGCAGCCGGCGAGGGTAGCGGGGACCCACGTACGTCGTGAAGTTGTTGAGCGAGTGCGCGCCGAGCGCGGCCGCCGACGCGTCGTTGATGATCGACCACGTGACGTCGACCGTCAGCGTCTCGTCCTTGAGCCACGTCATCGGCAGCGTGGTGTGCGTCGCGACGCGGATGAAGCCGTCGCGCACGGACTCGACGCGGTCCAGCTCGCCCGGTTCGTCGCCGCGGCGCTCGAGGCACTCGCGCAGCTCGTCCACCTCGGGAGTCACCACCACGAGGTACGCGCCACGCGACTGGAGGAACAGCTCCACGTACCTAAACACCGCGTCGTCGCACTGCGATGACCGCCCAAAGACGCTCGGGTACACGAGCTCGCCGAGGTGCCAGCGGTCGCAGATGACGTGCCGCGAGGTCTCCGGTCGGTAGGTGAGCAGCGGCGTTACGTACTCGTCCAGCGGGTGCTGGGTGGGTGGGCCCGCGTGAAGCAGTGTGACGTACTCGTCGCGAGTCCGCCGGTCGATCTCCTGCCTTAAGAGTCCGGCGAGCGTGGACTTGCGGCTACAGTCCGGTCCCTCGATGATGATGAGCATGGTTAGCGTTCGCTCCGTAACGTGGTTCTCGGGGAAGCGTAGCTCCTGACGGATTCGAACCGCCGACCCTCTGTGTGTTGAACAGACGCTCTACCACCTGAGCTAAGGAGCCGTGACGGAGGCCGGGTTCATGTCCAGAACCCGGCCTCCTGCGTATACGGAACGCACTCTTGTGCTTAGGCTCCGGGTCGCCGTGCGACGTCGATGACGTTTAAGATCGTGATTTACTGTGAGGGAACCCGTGCTTTGCCGTTAAGCTAGATCGTCGTAGCGGGGACCGGACTCGAACCGGCGACCTCTGGATTATGAGCCCAGCGCGCTCCCAACTGCGCTACCCCGCGAGGTGGGCCTCGCCCGTCGACGAGACCCGGATCGGTGATGACCACACCGATCAGAGACGATCCCTGGACTTGAACCAGGATCCCGAGTGTCAGGTATCACGATCGTTCGATCCGATCGTCGGACAAACCTCGTTCAACTTCGAGCGGAAGTTTGAGCCTGAACGTTCACGACGCTGCCTCTACCCGTTGGGCTACCCCGGCTGGGTCGTCCACCGCGCGTTGGTTCGGTGGACGACCGGTACCTCTCCCACGAGAGGGTGGTGGAGCCGCGCACGAAGGGGGATTCACGCGGGCTCCGGTGCCGGGGGCAGGACTCGAACCTGCACTGGGAGTCGTGACTCGATGAAGTTGTTAGCTTGAGCTTGAGCTTGCGCTACGTCTACTAGTTTAAACCGTCACGTCAGCTCCGCAGGACGTAGGCGAGCAGCGACGCGGCCGGCCTCGAGTCGATCACGTCCGTCAAGTTGGCGCGCTCGCGCGCGGCCTTGACGGCGTCGCGCAGCGCGACGACGCGCAGGAGGATCGTCCGCTTCCGCTCGGCCGGCAGCGCACCCGAGAACTGCGTGAGCGTCCAGAAGCCCTCGACCTCGGTCTCGTCGTAGACCTGGATCTGCGCGGGGTGTTCCCGGGTCGCCTCGTACAGCACCTTGGCCTTGGGCACCTTGCGGGTCTTGACGGTCTCGGTCGGCGACGTCACGTAGCAGCCGCGACCGGCGTCCCACGACCAGGTCTCGGTCGGGTCGAGCGTCGGCAGCTTCGCGACGAAGGTGTACAGGTCGTTGAGCTGCTTCTCGAGGTAGATGAGGAACGACGGCGGCAGCTCGTCGGTCAGCGTCTCGTCGTCGACGACCACCGACGCTCGCGCCTCGCAGTTGCTGCGCGCTAGCGTCGACTCGACGTCCCACGCCTCCGTCAGCAGGCGCGACAGTTCAGCTAGTACGTCGTCAGCGCTGAGTCGCTGGAGGACGGACTGCGGTGGGTACTGGTCGCCGTCCTCGTCCTTGGCACGGTACGTGCGCGACAGGCCGCCGTAGAGGTCCACCTTCTGACTCTCGCGGTGCAGCGCGGTCACCGCCGAGTTGACGCGACTCTTCACGCCCTTCGCGAGGGCGACGATCACGTTGAGCTTGGTCACAGCTACTCTCCTACTTCACTTGGTTCCGGTTGACGAACAGGAGAACTCCCGTCACGACGAACACGACGCCGAGCAGGACGATGGGAAACCAGAACAGGACGAGCCACCTACCTCTTAGTTGAGCCACCACGCCTGGTCGTCGGGTTGATCGAGGTCGTCGTCGTCGAACGGCACCGGCCAGCGTGAAGCCGCGTCGTACGCGTCGTCGAAGACGTCGTCGCGCAGCTCGAACAGCGCCGGCCGGTGCTCGTTCGCGTGTAGTTGATCAGACACGTTACCTCACAGCGCACCCGTCGAGAAGTCCGAAATCAGGCCCGGCGTCGCGGTGTCGAAGCCCACGACGTCGAGCATGCCCGGGTCGGCCGGGTCCGCGATCGAGAACCCGGTCGACGTCATGCCGACCACGACCAGTCGCGCCGCGATGCCGGTCCGCTCGCGGTACAGCCGCAACGCCTGGTGCGGGTGCATCGTCCCGTGGTTGGTCTCGTTGTCCGTGTAGATCACGAACGTGTCCACCGCGAGGTTGCGCTCGAGTGCGTACTGCATCGGCAGCGAGCAGTCGGTCGCCTCGGCGCTCAGTCGGCCGACCAACCGAGTGACGTCGTCGAGCCGCTGCCGAGGCGAGATCGCGAGGGGCGCGATGCCGTTCGCAGCGTTCCACTTGCCGTGACCTCGACCTCGCGAGGTCAACGAGTACTCGTACGGCGACGTGTTGCTGTGGAACCCGACGATCTCGTGATTCGGCTCGACGGCCGCTGTCACCAGCGCCAGCGCCGTGGACGCCTCGCGAGGCGTGATCGGTGCGCCCGCGCAGTTGTACCACGTCATCGACGCGGAGACGTCGAGCGCGAGCATGAGTCGGCTTCCGGTCGGCTCGACCGCGCCGAACGACGCGTAGAACGCCTGGTCGAGCGCGTCCACGATCACCTGGTTCGGCGTCCAGCGCGACGACCCACGCTCGCTCCGGCCGGACGCGTACGTCCGCAGCGCGACCAGCACGTTGAGCGGGTGGACGCGCGCCCGGCGCAGCTTCTCGACGCTCGTGAGCTGCGTCGCCACCTCGGTCGTCCACGACCGCTGCCGCCCGAGCCGGTCGAACAGACCGAGGCGGGTCAGGCGCGGCAACTGCCGCAGCAGCGCGGTCATCGGCAGGCCCCGCTCGAGTAGCGCCTCCCACACCTCGCGGTGCGCCACGGCGGCGTCCGGCAGCATCTCCCACGACACGCCGACCGAGACGGCGTTGACCCAGTCCGCGACGCGGGTGGACGCGTGCGCCAGCTCGAACGCGTCGAGCAGCGTGAGACCCTGCTTGGTCAGGAAGAGCTGCCAGTACGCCGAGTCGTGCAGGTGCCGGTGTGTGATCCACTCGAACAGGGCGCGCCGTTGCGGGTCGCCGCCGTAGGACGAGCGACGCGGGTGCGCCAGCCGGACGAGGTCGCGCTGCGACCAGCCCTCGCGCTGCCGGTACTTCGCCACCTGGTAGGCCACGTCGGCCACGGTCGGCTCGGTGAACCACTCGCTGATCCCGCGGGTCGCCTGGCGACCCCAGCCGCGGAACTGCTCCATGTACCGCACGAAGATCAGGAGGTGCGTCCCGGTGCGCGCGACGCGCCGCAGGTTGTCCCAGGCGTAGCGCCGCTCGGCGTCGGAGCCGTGCGACACGGCGACGGCGAACGCGAACAGCGCGGGGTTCTGTTTGGGCGCGCGACCGGCCTCGGAGATCTCGATGATCGTGTCCACGAGCTCGCGGTGATGATCGCGAGCTAGGTTGAGAACGACCTGGGCGTTGGCGGTGGCGAGCTCACGGTCGGTCGAGTAGTAGGTCCCGCCGTCGACGCCGAGGACCAGGAAGCGCCGCAGGCGCGCCAGGTCGTCGAGCTCGAAGGCGAAGCCGCCGCCGCTGTTCGGCACCTGCCGTGGGTCGGCGCGCCGCGACTGCGGCGTCCGGCGCGTGGTGATCTTGCTGAGCGCGTCGCTGCTCACGATTCCGTTTCTCCTTCGATCTCGAGGATCCTAGTTGCCGTGGGGGCCGAACGTCGGTGATGCGACCGGAGTTTCCGTTTGCAGTGGTAACCGACCGCGTACGGTTCGTGCCCCGCCGAGCTGAGTGGTGACTGTGATGCGTCGTCCGGGTGTTGGTGAGTTAACTACTCGGTAACCGAGCGACTTCGGTTCATCCACTCGTGAAGTTGTAGGTGCGAGCGTGGGAGGTGACACCGGTAATGTGCTGCTGCTCTGCCAATTGAGCTACCTCCCAACTCGCGTTGGGAGGGTGGGACTCGAACCCACGACCCGCAGTTTAAGTGGTAACCGACGTCGATCGGCTCGTCACCGATGTCTGGTCAACGTACGAGGTCGAACGTGTGAACGCCAACCGGGTTTTAGGCGCCCTAGGCCGCTGGGCGACGGTCACGCTCCGCGCAACCGGCGGGATTTGAACCCGCGTTTCCCCATTTCGAGTGGTAACCGATCAGCTCTCGGTTCGTACCCGTACGCTGGGTGAGAGCGGTGAACGTGTGACGCCTGACCGGGGTTTACCGTGCTGCCGTTACACTACGTACCCGTGGGTGCGGGGAACTCCTCGCCGGCGACAGCGTCTAGGCGCGAGGCCACTCGTCCTAGGTGGTGAGGAGTCCCCCTAGCACCCAACGTAACCCACGCCCCGCCTAGGTCAAGACAAGATGTGGGTTCCTCCACGGTTAGTTAGCTGTGGAGGAGTGGGCACGCCAGGAGTCGAACCTGGTCCGGTCCTTCCGAATAGGATAACCGATCGATGGCTTCGGTTCATCCGCTCTCGTTCGCTCTGTAGTTGTCTGTACCGCGTTGAAACCTAGACTAGCAACGCGCGTCGGCGCCGCAGCGACTAGGGAGTGACGTCGTCGACGCCGTAGACGTACTCGGTGTGATCCACGACGTCGACGCTGATCACGTGCCCGGGCCAGCGAATCGCGTGCTCACGCGCGGCGTACCGCACGTTCTTGGCGTAGCTCTGATCGGTGTCACCCTTCACCGGAAGGTTGTCGGGTGGCCACGGGCAGCCGCGTTCCTGGCAGCGCGCCACGGCACGCTGCAACGCGCGAGTGGTGGTGACGTCCTTCTGGCGAGCGCCCGGTACGATGCTCACTTGGGGCAGCTCCCGTCGGGCACGACGCTGACCGAGCCGTACGCGCCGTCCTGGTGAAAGATCACACTGTAGCGCATCCCACCCGGTCCGCACTTGGTGGCGAGGTTGCTGAAGCCGTCCGGCATCGTGACGACGTCGGCCGCTCCGTTCCACTCGCGTGCCCGGGGCGCGTCGTTGAACGGCTCGGACACCTTACTCACGCCGCAGCCGGCCGCGAACGACAGCGCGACTACGGCCGCTAGCGCCGTCCCAGCCAGGACGACGATCGTCGTGTGTGACTTCATCCAATCCACTCCCTTCGGTCGGTCGTCGCGCTCCTCGCGACGACGTTCGGTCTAGCGTTCGCGCGTTCCAGCGCGCGCCGTCTACGCGTGATCTCGCGGCGCCAGGCCCACGTCAGCAGCGTCCAGCGTGGCGCCGGTAGGTTGCCGTCGCCGAACGCGAGCAGGACGTCGTCCGGTAGGTTCCGCCGGAAGCGCCACGACGCGTCCGACAGGTGGTTGCCGTAGAGCTGCGCGAGCACGCAGTCACGGTAGCTACTGACGTCGAGTCGCGCGACGTCGACGCCGAGCACCCAGCGCTCGCCGTCGGAGTGGTGCGCGTCCAACGCCCGCGCGGCTCGCGCGACGGTCTGGTGGTAGAACACGGTGCCTCCTCGAACCGATGAACTAACTCCTACGCGACCGGCACGGCCGCGAGCTGCCGACACCACTCCTTGGTGAGCTCCTGGTAGCGCCACACCACGGGAATGAACATGGAGTAGTCGGGGTCACTCCCCAGGACCCGCAGCTGGAAACCGCAGTGCACGCCGCCACCGTGACGCTCGCGCAGCGCACTCGCGTGGTGCTCGAAGTAGTCGCCGTACACCTGTCCGAGGACGCAGTCGTCGCTAGACGCCATGTTCAGCGTCGTCATGACGACTCGCTCGCGCCAGTTCACCGGACCGTCCTCGTCGAGCGCTTGGATGCCTCGGGCCACCTCGTTCTCAAACATCGTACCTCCTCGGATCGGGTGTTCACTTCGCGTGACTACGCCTGGAGTCGAACCAGGTCTACCGGAGACTCCGCCCCGCCAAGGGGGAGGGGGAGGGACGGAGTCGTCGGGCCGGCGGTCTGCCGTTAACCTACGTAGCCGGTCTAGCTAGCGCCGTCCGGCGGTCACCGACGCGTTACCGGTGCCGTCGATGATGACGGTGCAGTTGGGGTTCGAGCGACACGCCTGCGCGGCCTCGAGCTGCGCCTGGATGCGTTGCAGCTCGACGTACGCCGTGCTGTTGCCGACCTGCTCGAGTCGGGCGGCGACGTCGGCCTTGGACTGCGCGTCGATCAGCGCGGCCTTGGCGCGCTGCTCGGCCGCGTAGACGTCGGCGCGTGCGGCGGCGATGGCCGGGTTCGTGATGCCCACGTCGGTGATCGAGATCTTCACCGGCGGGCACGAGCCCCGCTTCTGGACCTCCTTGAACTTGGGCAAGCCCTGCGCGTCCAGGCCGTCGGACTCGTACTCGGTCCAGTCGACGTCCTCACCGCGCCGGTACTGCGGACCGCAGAAGTAGTCGCCGCCGACGCTGTCGCGCAGTGCCGCGTTGAACGACGGGCCGAGCTGTCGCTCCATGAGCGTCCACACGTTCTTCGTGTTCGAGTCGAGGTCGTCCGCGTCGTAGTTGCGGGACTCGACGCGAATGGCCTTGGCCTGCGCGGTGACGAGGGTGTTTTGGAGCATGACGCGCCAGGCGTCTTCCTTGAAGCCCGAGCCCTCCTCGTTGTCGTCGTCGACCGCGACGCCGTGCCCGTCCTTCCAGGGACGTCGACCGGTCTTCTCCCAGAACTGCACGATCGGCGACTTCGCGCCGTCGCGGCAGTCCGTGTTGAGGTAGAACGTCGCGGTGGTCCACACGCTCACCTCGGGCCCGGGTCGCGTCTCACCGGTGGGCTTGCCGTCAGGGCCGAGCGTCGGGTCCGGCAGGCTGCCGGTGACGATCGGTCGGTTGTCGTCGCCGTCGTTAACCGCGATGTTCCACGTCCGCAGCGACGTGGGCAGCGAGAACGTCTCGTCGTCGACGGGGTAGCTTCCGGACTGGCCGGGCTCGATGCACTCCTTGAACGCCTTGTTCTCGCCGGTGCCGGACGTGTAGTACAACATGATCATGTCGGACGGCGCCCGCGACGCGCACGCCGTCAAACCCACCACCAGTCCGAGGATGGCGAGCACCGCTCCCGCGACGCGCACCCAGTTCCGTCGTGTGGTCACGTCAGTACCTGCCCTTCTCGTTGTCCTCCGTCTCC